ATTTCAACAATCGCAAGTGCAATCGTGATCGCGCTACTGGCGTGGATGGGATCAAGCACGATCGAAATGGGCAAGGATATCGCCACGATCAAATCAAAAATGGAAGCAGCCTTGCCTATGCAGGCTGTCATATCTGCACTACAGCGAGGGTTAATAGAGACGCAATCAAATTATCAATCGATATCAATGCGGGTAGAAAAAATGGAACACAGACAAGATGAGGAAGATGCCAGGGAACGCATGGAGCATAGCCGATGATTGATTTCAATATTGCTATCGACAGGCTGCTGGCACATGAGGGCGGGTTCACGCTGGATGCTCACGATCCGGGCAACTGGACTGGAGGCAAGGTCGGCAAGGGCCAGCTCAAAGGCACCAAGTTCGGCATTTCAGCGGCAACATTTCCACATGTGGACATCCCCAATCTGACTCGCGGCGAAGCGAAGGACATTTATCGTCGTGAATACTGGGACGCCGTCACAGAGGTGTCTGACGCTGTGCGTTTTCAGATGCTCGATGCCGGTGTCAATCACGGCACACATCGCGCCATCAAGTTTTTGCAAAAGGCCGTAGGCACAAAAGACGATGGCGCATGGGGGCCTGCATCGGAACGGGCGGCAGCGGCAACGGACAATAACGATATTCTGTTGCGATTCCTGGGCCACCGGCTGATATTTATGACAGACATCACGATCTGGACAACCTACGGGCGCGGCTGGGCGCGGCGCATCGGAACGAATCTGCTGTATGCTGCGGAGGACAACTGATGCGGCTCGCCACCGGCATCATCCTGGCGATGATCGCCATGGTCGTCGCAACCGTACTGATTAACGGCGGCGACGTGGTCGCATTCATCAAATGGTTGGGGTACTGATTATGCGCAAAACGATTCTGTTCATCATCCTGTTTCCACTATTCCTGTTCCAGTGTTCGCTCGCGCGGGCTGCGGAATATCCGAAGTATCAGGTTGGCGTGTCCGATAACTACGATGGCGACACCATCACGATCACCAAAGCCATCCCGATCTATCTGACAAAAATCCGCGTGAAGGGTGTCGATACGCCTGAAATTGGATGGCGCGCACGATGCCCGCGAGAACAGGCAATAGCTATCGCGGCAAAGAAGTTCACAGCCGACAAGATCAAGACCGCTGACACGGTGGTGCTGGACTGGATTTCACCGGACAGGAACGGCGGGCGCATTGCTGCAAGGGTGATGATCGACGGTGTTGATCTGGCGGATTTACTCATTCAAGCAGGACTGGGCCATAAGTTCGGGTCAAAGGAAAAACGACCAACGCATAAGGCAAAAGGGTGGTGCCAATGAAATACAGAAAAATTGACCGCTATAAATACGAACTGATGGAGACGCTGACCACGCGCGTCCCGATTGATGCCGACGTTTTGACAGAGTTCATCGAGCTGGCCGACGGCTTTCTGACCATCCGCGAGGGCTATTGCTGGGATGGGGCCAGCGGCCCAACGATCGACACCAGATCCACCATGCGCGGCTCACTCGTACACGACGCGCTGTATCAGCTCATGCGCATGGGCCTGATTGGACAGGAAAACAAACCGCTGGCCGACCAGACATTCCGCCGCCTGATCCGCAAAGACGGTATGGGCGCATTCCGCGCCTGGTATTATTACAACGGCGTGCACTTTTTCGGCAGAAAATCCGCACAGGTACAAAACACGGAACCGGAGGTTATCTCGATATGAAACGATTGATCATGATATTAACACTGGCAGCCCTGAGTGGCTGTGCATCCCTGAACAATGCAGGCATATCTTCAATGAAAGTGAAGCCCTATCTGGACAGCAATGGCAACAAGGCGTGTTGTGAGTGGGACTATACTGGCGGCAAGGAAATCGGTGAGGTTACAGCAGACGTGACTATCAAGCCTGATGGGTCGTTCAAAGGCCATCTGCATGAAGTGAGCGTTAAGGCTTTCGAGGGCCAGCGTATTAGCGCCGATGTCGCTAAAACAGGTATTCGTGTTGGTGCGGCGGCGGCATCTGCTGCTATAAATCCTGCGGCAGCAGTCGGGGCGTTGGGCGTATTAAAAGGCGCTGCTCCTTAAAAGACAAACCAGAATAGCGCAAACACAATCTCGAACACAATGATGCCGGATACCCAAGCGAATAACAGCGGTATGTTTTCAGTATGTTTTAATATGCTCATAAATTCTTACGCATTTCTTGGAAAATTTCCCGCTGTGGCTTTCTGGGACATCATTAACACAAGCGCTAATCTCCGATAAATGCTTCTCTATGTTTTTCAGCGTATGTAGTAATTCTCTGAAATATGCCATTATCATTTTATCTCCTCATGATTATAGTTCCAACGCATCCAACCATGCTTTTTTATCAACATTAAGTTTCAAGTATTTTTCGTATATCCTCATCTGGCGCTCATCGAATTTTGCGATAGTTTCAGATACATCGTGGCCGTATGCTGATCGCACAGACGCATCAATTGCTAGCTTGCGCCTAGCCCTGCTATTTTTACCACTCATTACGACTCTCTAAACACATCAGCATTAACATCAACCGTTAGCATCTTCACCTCCGACTCCAGTTCATCAATGCGCTTTTGCTGTGCTTCCCAGCCAGCTTCAAAGCAGTTCTTAACTTCCATAGTAATCAGATATTTTGTAGGCGGCTGTGTTTTGTACCATTTCACAAACGCTTCTCTTACATCACTCATCTTTCACCTCCATTACAGCATGTCTGATGCACTCTATTCTTGACTCGTAAATGTCAGATTCCCAAAATGTTATAGAATTTTTGGCCACCCATCCCTGCGGGGTTATGTCTGGATGAGTATAGAAGAAAAGTATCCTATATTTCTCCCCTAGCATCTGGACAACAGCATCACGGGTGGCTGGGTCAGAGAGGGTGAATTCTTTACCATCTTCGTCAAATACAGATTTTCCATGTTTTATTTTCCCGTCGCCTTCTGTCCATATTATATCGACAATCTGTGGGTGCCGATATTTCATCTTCGCCGCTTTCATATCTGACTCTAGTTCAAAGTTCATGTCATCCCTCGTTTGATAAATTTATGAACCAATCCACGTCACCCCAGTGGACATCCTCTGCGAATTTAAGCTGTAGGCAACCAGATGTATAATGAACAACCACCGTGTCACTGCCCTTAACACTCCGCCCAAACGCTGGCTGCGGATGGTTCTTGCGGCGGACTATGTGGCAGTACCTCCGACTAAAACTGGCTGTTGTCATAAACGAATAATTGGTACTTGCATCAACGTGTTTAAGATTGGTAATAATCCGTATCTTTTTATCTAAATCTATATCGCTAAAGTCACTCACCATTACATCAAACCCACCATCGATGACAAACTGCCACTGTTCTTCTGAGTAGCCGCAGTATTCTGGTTCGATTTCGTAATCTTCTGGGGGCAAAACCCAGTTAAAAGGTATATCCCCTTTCGCACGCCAAGCGCCGCCTGTACACCTAACTCGTTTGCCGTCCTTCAAGGCGTTTATAAGCGGCTTATACGGCTCATCCAACGCAGCCAGTGCTGCTTCAAATTCTTCCCATGCCGCTTCCAGTTCTTCTTTTGTGGCTTCACTTACTATCTTCACTATATGCCCCTAATTTATCCGCAATCATCATAGCGATATTCGCTACATCAGCGGCTTCTTCTTTTATTGCCATGAGTAATGCAGGCTTGTCTGTTTTATCGTATTTCCCAGATTCGTCATAAGCTAAGTCATACACTGCTTTGTTAAGCTCCTCGTATTCCTCATCCAGCTTATCCATCAAAAACTCCAATGAACAGCCTTTGTGAAGCCACCCTCTTTCCCCGCTCTCTGACGGCCATCCTGTCTTGGTTGCATTGGCTTCAAGCTTTTCCTGCATTGCCTTAGCCATGTGCTGAACACTTGGGTGTAGATTTACTTGTTCCATTGAAAATCTCCTGTCTGCCCATCGTAGTGGGCGCAGTTGTGCTTTACTATTTCATTGCGCATAGATGCGAAACCTTCGTAAGATGTAATAAGGATTGATATTACAGATGCAACAACAATATATGCAAAAGCCCTCTCGTATGTTATCATTATTTCAACTCCCTCGGATCATCTTCCCAACTCATAGGCTTGCCGGTTAGCTTCTCTGCTGTGCCTTTGGGTACTTTAACCCCGTCTTCAGGACTCTCAAATATATCGAATTCAGCCAGTCTTGCTGGCCTATAATGATAAATCCATTCTGTAGTGTTTTTATCCACCGCTATAAATGCCATCTCATTCCTCCTTATTCATTCGGCTGGAGCCTACGATTACAACCGCTCTTGTAATCTCACCCTACGGAATTGAACCGCACACCTGTTGCGGAGGCTGTGACCGCCACGGGGATATAGGCTCCATGCGATTAAATGCCAGTGTATTTCAACAATCAGAGGCTTATGCTGCTTCATTGCCTTACGCCCACTGGCAGGCGCTATCTAAAACTTCATCCACGCAGGCATTTCATCTTTAGGCAGGGGTTCTGCGAAATCAAACTTCGATACACAAAGTTCATTAATAATTACCCCATACGATTGAACCGCCCTGTTGTCGAAACTAAACACCAATGCTTTTTGTTTACTTTCATCGCCATCATCCCACACCCAACACGGAGTTAGCCCGTCCGGTATCCAGGGCTTCCTTTCCGGCCCCTCACCAACGCATGGCGGTGTGCCTGTTTCTAGGTGCCATGCGTAAGGGTGTTGATCCTCTTCATCAAGCTTGCCATCCATAGTTAGCCATAGATGTCCGCTATAAGGGTATGTAACGCGCATGAGGAACACACCGACACCATGGTTAGGGTCAGTACTTATGTCGGTTATAACACCATTACCGCGCAATGTTTCAACTTCATCTCCAATCTTGAACGTCATTACATACCTCCTGGGAACCAAACCATAATGTTTTGTAATACAAATGTCAACGGTTATTTCGATAGCGTTGCAACGCGTTCTTCAGCCCTTCCTGATCATCAGTTTTTCTGGACAACGCGTCAGCAACGGCAACATCTACTGTGTCATTGCATAGTATCCTGATGATTGACACAGGGGATCGCTGACCCTGACGGTCGATTCGTGCATTCATCTGATCATACAACTCCAGGCTGTAGTTCAACCCGAACCATACAACGGTATGGCCTGAATCCTGCAGCCCGTCGATGCCATGCGACATGCTCGCACAGTGGCCAATCATCAGTTTGAGCTCACCCCGGTTCCATTTCTCAATAATGCTTTCAGTCTTGCGTGACGACTCAGCTGTAAGATTTACCGGTTTGAGTTTTCTGAACTTTTTCATGATCCGATCTGCGTCAGCCCTAAACGAATAGCTACATAACACCGGTGACCCTGACGCTTCTTCCATCACGTCTTCCAGTGCATCAAGTTTAGCATCATGCGTAACCGTGTACTCAGGCTGCCCCGGTTCCAGGTAGGGTGACCCGTTCGCAATTTGTAAACACTTGTTCGATACACTGCTTCGACTGAACACTTCCAGCTCGTCACCATTGTCGAGCCTGGTGAACATTTCCCGCTCAACTTCTTCATAGGCTTTACGCGCTTTCAACGGCATGTCAACCATGAGATCGGTGATCGTCACATCAGGGAGATCGAGATACTCTTTACTATCCATCTTCACAGTGATGTCGCTGATCTTCTGCTCAATTGCTTGCTTACCCAACGGCGTCGGTGAATAGCTCCAGCCCATGAAGTCTGATTGGAAGTAGTTGTCACGAAACCGTGTAACGTACTCACCGAGGCGGGTTCCGTTGTCTATGACCAGGTACTGACCATGCAGGTCTATGTAACCGTTCGATGCCGGCGTCCCTGTAAGTCCGACCCGGTACCTAAAGTGCGGTATCATGTTGCGCCAGCCCGGTACTTTGATCTTATGAGTAGTTCCATAACGATCTTTCCGATCTCTGGTGCCGCCCTTTACCCGGAGAGTTGTACTGTTTTTCAGTTTTGAGATTTCGTCATACACGACCATCTGAAATGGTAAAGGTTTCCCCTGCGACAGATAATAATGCTCCAGTGTTTCGGTTAGCCAGTTCATCGCTTCATAGTTGACCAGATACACGTCAGCTATTGCAAATAGTGCCTGTGCCCGTTTGACCTTTGTGCCGTGGACGATAGAGAAGCGCAGGTGCTTGGTGTGCTCCCATTTCCGTGCTTCTTTAGCCCACACCGATTGGATTACGCGCAACGGGCCAAAGATTAAAGTCTTCTGAACCTGGCCGGCGCGCATCCTGTCAACGATTGTGGTGAGGGTGATCGCGGTATTATGGGTGACGACGTGGTGACGTGTTACATATAAGTGGTCTGCTACGTCAACCATGATACACACTGAGTTTTCATCATTCACCTGTTCTATTGATTTAATCTTACGGTTCACATGGTACTTTGTCGGTCGCTGCCATTTATCAAGTTTTCTTGTCAAACGAAACGGATTCATCGCGCTTGGTAGTTTCACGTTTACACGCCATGATTTCCGACCAGCACCTCCTTGATGTCGTGTGTGTCGTGGTGTTTTGTTCCTTCCAATCCCGCCGAGTGACTCAGCTAAATTTATGACAGAGTCGATCAAGTTCTCAGATGTTGACGAGAACTCAACGCCACCCCCGCCAATCGGACTCCCATCTGTGTCCAGAAGACCTTGTAATAATGACAATCTCTGATACTCATCAGCCAGAAGGTATTTAGGTGGTACTGTTTTTTCCCAGCTTCTTTTCCCCATCAGACCCAGGTCACGAAGTTCCTGTTTAATGTGTGGAATATAACCATAACCGGTATACATCGATGTCTTGTGCGACGTGCACGTTGAGCAACCGATGTTCTGTATGATTTCCGTGTCAGTGCACACTGTTACACCGCTTCTCTCGCTCACTGTGCCATCACCCAGGATGACTCCTAAAGTGTAGGCATCTATCGGCAGTTGAGCTGTGTGATAACTGACCGGCTGAACTAACGGCACACTCCACTTCAACCCGTTGCTTTGTTTCAATCCCGATTCGATTATCTCAGTTGTGCTCATAGTACACCACTGATCTTTTAATCTCATTTGAGCGGTCTGCACGTTCCATAAGTGGTCATAGCCACACCGAGTATATGACCCGTCATTGAACGTCACCTTGACCACTCTGTTATCTGTTTGTGGGTATACACCGATTACCTTTGTCGGCCTACCGTTAGAACCAATCACGTTGTCACCGATGCCCAGACTACCTATCGGAACCCAACCGACCGGTGTCAGCACCGGTTCGCTGACTGGTTGCTGCTTACCCAACCCCATCCCAAGCCACAACATCGACTGGTCGCGGGTAAGCTGATGCATGACGCACTCACGTTGATACTGGTGCAGTTGCTGAGGGGTTAGCACTCGATCAACCCTCCAATCAAGTCGTTCACTTCTTCTTCACCGTAAACAGTCACCACTTCAGCACCTGCAGCCCTGAGTCGTTCGTGCTCGCGCTCCTGCACAGATGACAGTCGCCCACCACAAGTCTTCACCTCTACAAACACAACACGACCTTTATAAATGATGATGCGATCAGGCACACCATCGCGACCGGGTGACACCCACTTACGACTGACCCCGCCGATCTCTTCAACTGACGCGGTCAGGTGGCGCTCGACTTTATTTTCATTCACACCCATCCCAACCTCCGATAACGACCTGAGTCGTGACTACCATGATGTGTACACCATACAGCCCGAGCTTGCTCATTGCGTCGGCGAACTCGTCGTCATCACTGATGTGAGCAGTTTCAACTACTTCAGGTGGGCACCCGTACCCTTGCATTTCCATCACGTCGTTGAGCATTTCCCGTGCTCTTTTTGCAGGCATAATGACAAACTTTGGGTCATCGCTGCTGTTCTTCTTGTACTCGTTGCACGCGTTCAGCACTTCTTCTAATACGCTCATTGTGTTGTAGCCTCTCTTTCTTCTCTCGAAGTTCTTTTGTCTTCCGGATCATTAAGGGTGTGACCTGGAACCCTTCCTGCTTGTCGTTTTCAAATATCGGGAAGCTCATTGAAACCCTTTCGCAACTTTCGCTAATCGTTCTTCATACTCAGGGTGAGCACGCTGTTCAGCGAAGTCCTTCAGTGCCAAGGATTTACTGGTACCATGACCTACACTGTAACCGGTGGCGAGGTGTGTCACTGCCCATGACTTACCTGTATGACCAAGCACATAACCCGGTTCAATCAGCTTGCACTTGATCAGTGGCCGCTTCTCGCCGTCAGGGAACCCGGCATAATAGTAAACGTTCACCCCGCGCAACCGGGCGTATTCAATGGCGTTGTCCAACTCACCGTCTTCAATGAACTGATCTATTACGATTTGTGCCGCTGATCGGACGGGTCGACTGGTCTTTGTCGCATGCGTGGCTTTGTAGCACCCTTGCTTTACTCGCAGTGCGAGTTTCTCAGCGAACGCTTTCACTGATTCGTCATCGTTCAGGCAGCTATAGGTGCAATTGCCGAACTTGAAGTACGCTCGCGGAAGGTCGCCGCGTGGTAGTGTTGGGATAGATTTGATAAATTCTCTCATGATGAACCTCCAGAACCCAAACAGTAATGACTTGTAATACTCATGTCAATGGCTCGACCAGCTTCTCAGCTTCCCTGATGTAGTATTCGTAGTTGATGTCGTCGATCTCACCCTTCGGCATCACGTTGCACAGCCTGACAGTCCAGCCGGTGTGAAGGGATGACCGACGCTCTTCATATACGCTTCGGTTGCCGGTATGTATCCTTGGGTCCCATACACCACCGATGTGTGACATGACCATGTTATACTCGGCCTTACTGACTCCGTTCTTCCGTTTATACTGTCCGACCGGGCCTGCAGCCGGCATCACCTTTTCAAGCATGTCACCATCGGTGCTGATGTAGTATCTGATAATGTTCGGCACCCGTTGACGACCCCACTCAAGCAGTGAGTTGCGTGGCACTTTGGTGCGCAGCATGAAGTCAAACATATCGTCATGACCCTCAATGAACTCTCGTACCGGTACACCTCGCACCAGTGACGCTTCTGCTGCCATGGCTATGACCCTTGCTGACCAGTCTTTGTGCCAGGGCAGCTCGCGCGTACCAGGGCTGTCGTGTGCAGTGACGTAAGCATACGCGCCGATGCGCTTCACGTTGCCGTTCTCATGGACAGCAATATATGAATTCACATCCCTGATGTGCATGCTTTTGTATGTTGCCTCTTCCAGCTCCAGGTTCGTGACACTCTCCCACCACCGGCATACCTTGCGGGTGTGCTCCAGGTACTCACGAGGGCACAAGTAAGTGATGCCGTCGGTGTTCACCTGCACCATCTGAAGCCCCGGCACCTTCAGCATCTGCTCAATCAGCATGCACAACAGAAGCTGACCGTTGATCGTGATACTCATAGTGTACGCGGTGTCGAAGAATGGGCTGTACTTGTTGTTTGAACCGCCGTATGCACCGTTGAGTGCTAGTTTATATGCTTCATTCTCAGGTGTCTTTTTCGGAAAGGTTTTACGAGTTTCATACAGGTCAAGGTACGCGTCACAGAACGCTGTACCGAGGTGCGCAGGATACAATCGATTCTTGATAGCGAGGTTCGGGTAGAAGCTAGCAACATCGACATCCACAAGCTGCCTGTAGTCATCTGAGTACACAGTCTGGCACTGTAGCGATGCATGAAGGCCACCGGTGCCGAACTTGTAATCAAGCCCACCCAGTGACGCCACGAGTTCATTGAACACACCCTTCGTTTCGGTAATCGTTTGTTCAGATAACCATTTGCGGATACGTTCAAACTCAGGGTTTTCAAATCTCACATACGGAAAGATTACGTCACCCAGGTTCAATGATTCCCTGATAGTCTGCTTCTTTTGTTTACGACCGTCGATGATCGCATAACAACTTGTTCCGTGCTGTTCCATGGCAGTCGTCAATAATGTTTCTCCGATCTTCACGTCGGACATGTTCATCATGTTACGTCCGAACTTCTCAGTCAGACTTTCACGCAGCTTGATTGCAGGTGTGATCTCATTATAAAACTGTAAAGTTGCGTCAACATCGTGCATGTTATACTTAATCAGCACGTCTATCTGGTCACTGGTGAGACTGGTACCGACAGGGAACGGCAGGTCTTCTACTGACTCCATGTGCATGTTGAACTCTAGCACCTTCAGACCGGTGGCCTTGGCCATATTGTCAAAGTGCATTACTTTGTACAGGTCAAGCTGTTCGACCTTCCATTCACTTTCCCAGACCATGTTGCTGAACCGTGCATTGAACGGGGTATTGATAATGGACATCGCCTTTTGGTAGATGTCTGAAACTGAGCACTTGTTGTTCAGTATATAATGAATCACCGGGTAATCGAAACCGAGGTTGTTAAACCCGACAAGGCGACATTCGACAGCAGAACTGATAAAAAAAACAAACGCATCGTAGTCGTTACGCCGATCACTGATCTCGAATATCCACGTCTGCCCCGTGACAGCCGACTTGATGGCGCAGGTGAAAGCATTGGGAAAAGTTTCAATGTCATATATGAGGTCGTGCTTCATGTGCGAATCTCCTTATCAAGACCACCGACCCGTCACAGGAGGGAGGGGAGGGATTCGAGCCGGTGGCCTTGATAAAGATGCCCCCGAAGGGGCACCCTGTTATGACGCGAAGCTTGGCTTAATTGCCAAACCGTTCGCAATGAGCTGATCGTCAGTCCAACCTTGCGCTTTGTACGCATCATACGTTACGCCGGCGGCTTTGTCAGTCATGATGAGGCCAGCTGGAGCTGGAGCTGGAGCTGGAGCTGGAGCTGGAGCTGGAGCTGGAGCTGGAGCTGGAGCTGGAGCTGGAGCTGGAGCTGGAGCCCCAGGAAACGTCGTGGCCGGACCTGCAGTCATGCCTTGTGTCGGCAGGTCACCGAACATCGACTCAGCTGTCTGCACATTACCCAGTGCACCCAACGGGCCATCTTCACCTGTAAGCAAGACACCATTCAGACCAGCACCGACACCTTTGTTCACTGCTGAGTTGTATGAGTAGGTGTTGATCTGGAACCAAGCCAGCTGACCGGCTACAACCTGGCCTTGATCCATTACCGGTTGCAGACTCAAATCCACACAGACAGGTTTCCGATCTGCTTTGGCACTGGCGTTCAGGACAACGTAACCTTCGTGATCCGGGTCTGGTTTCAGACACACCTTACCCGTCGCCGGGAAACCGGACGGAAAGCCATTTGCTTTTTCAGCATCGATTGCCTGTTGAATCTGAGCAACTTGCGGGTCGTTCGCCGGCAGTACGATTGAGCACGAATACTTCGGTTCGTCACCCTGCTGAACAGCACGAGGTGTGAACAAGTGCGGATATGAAATGATACCTTTTACTTTGATTTGCATGTCATCCCTCCTTAAAAGAATGATACTTTTTCAGCAGCGGCCTCACTGCTGAAGTCTACGACAGGCGCTGTCGCGGCGGTGCGTGCCACTTTCTTCACAGTAAGTGTGCCGGGGGTGTACTCAACAAGCTGATCAGCGAGACGCTTCTTCTGGTCATCTGTCAATATCGTGAGTTTTTTCATTTGTGCCGGTGAGATCAGCTTCGGCGGGTAATAGTCGTCTTTCTTCAGCCGGCGACTTTTCAACGCTTTTATCACTGTTTCTTCGTCAGTGTTCCATTTATATGACCCGCGACCCGGTGCCATGATATAACCGGGGACTACTCCACCGGTTTCGAGTCGTTGCCTGATCTCTTCGTCAACTTTTGCAAATTGAGCTGCGAGAGCATCTTTCGCATCAGCCAGGTTCGCAAGGTCTTCATCACTGAGTGTGGTGACAGATTTGAACTGACTGGCAACCATTTCAAACAGACTCTGACCTTCTACGGGGTCAGTTCCACCTACGTCAACTTCCATATTTCTTATCTCCTCTATCCCGATGTTCAGCAAAGCCTCACAATTCGGTTTATGTTTGCACCATTTACAATAACCTTTTCCATTTTTATCATCTGGAATGAGTGGTGCGTTTGCGCTGTCGGTTGCGGTTGCTGCTGTAAGCAGCTTCAGCGACACACCGGCCAACTCGTTTGACGTTACGTCCTGGTAGCGTACAGGTGGTGACGTCTTGGGCTGCACAATAGTCATGCGCACAGGGAGCGTTGCTGTCTTGTATACATTACTCATCTTACCGATGGCATACGACTGTAGCTGTGTGTTATCATCAACACCGACCCACCCGCGACCGTCTTTGTAGTCGCAAACTTCAAGGAACTTGCAATAATCGTCAGCACCTATCGCGGTGATGGTTACATCACATGTACCCCACCAATCATCACGACCGAACTGTGCGCCAGGGTTTGACTGGCTTTCAGACTCGACAAGTATTCTCGCACCGGGGAATTGTTGTACCAGCTCTCCTACCCGGCGTTCAATGTAATCAAGACACATCTGTACCCGCTCACATCGATCAGGCATAACCATCCACCCGTTCGGATTATCAAAATCACCGGCGCCGATAATCTGACCATCATAGGCATCTGCTCTGACATTGTTGTTCAGGCACATTTCGAGTAATAGATGCGACCCGGTGCCATCAATCGCAGCTTCACCACTGATGTCGGGGTACACGGCCTCTTCCCTGACCGATCCGGGGCAGTGTGGCCAGCGGTGGTTGCTAGGGCCGAGCCTTGCATGGTGTCCGCTCATGCCTTCAGCGCCTTCACAGCTTCCAAGACTTCCGTCCGTTGAGCAGGCTTCAGGTCGTTAATAGACAATGAGCCACATGTGTCACGCATCACCTGATCAATACCTTCACGACCGCCCAGACGCTGGTACTCAGCAAGCAGTGCGCCGTTGAGTGCATCCAGAGTCATCGACTTCTTTTTCTTCGGTGTTGGTGCTGGTGCTGGTGCTGGTGCTGGTGCTGGTGCTGGTGCTGGTGCTGGTGCTGGTGCTGGTGCTGGTTCCATCGGTAAGTCAGCTAGTATCGGGTTCGGTTCCATCATTTTATCAATGAGTTCCTTGCTCGGTAGTTCGCCGGATTCAGTGGTAGTGTTCACCAGCTTCTCCAATGCATCAGCTATTCGTTTGAGATTGTTTTCAATCGACATAAATTGACCCTCCTTCGGGTTTTAATATCTGCAGCCGGTCTTCATTGAATGCTGTGATGATTTCACGAAGCATGTCTGAATGATTACGATGCATCTTTCCGCATTTCTTCTTCAGTTTCTTCAGCTCGCGTGAGTCCATTCTGAGCTGCAAGTTATGGTCAAGTGTCTGTGTCATGTTGGTGACCTCCTTTTGCCGGTACTGTAGTCTCCTGTAATGACTTGGTCAAGCTTTGTGTTGCAAGTGCAGTACCTGTTCCTTTACAGTATGTGCATGGTCGTTGATACGGTGTATCAGGCTGATGCACACCGAGGCCGGCACAGTATGGGCACATGCTCATAGTTCCAACCTCCTGTTGACCTCATCCACACCATGCTGATCAATCAGTCGGTTCAGTGCCGCGATAGTAGCCACTCTGGGTGTCAGCAGCTTGCAACCGCAGGGATGCTTTTCTGCTTTGTTTATCGGGCATACTTCTTGCCCGGTGTCGCAGTGAATCAGTGTGTCACCTTGCACGATGAACTTATGCAATGTGTCACCTATTCTGTATTTAATGATTTCGCTCATATTCACCTCCGTATTTGTTGAGCCGTGACGAACTGTAATGACTTGTAAGGATAGTGTCAACGGGTTATCTCAACTGCCAGGCTCTGTCGTTTTTAGTCCTGACACACACTGCGCCTGTCTTACTCATGACACGACCTACTGTGATCTTGTTGACCTTATTCAAGTCAACACACACTTGTGAGTCACCAGCGAGCGCACACGCCTTCACTCCGGCAACGATTTCAGACGATGTCAGACTGTCCTTTGCGAACGCCCCTGCTCTTTTCGCAATGAGGTCTTCAATGGTGATCTGAAGCAGTGACTTCGATTGATCAACCAGGTTGCGCACGAACCCTGTGATTGCCGGCGCTTGTCCGGGGTCGAACTCACTGAGGTCAACGTGGTTCAGCAGATAGTCGATACAGTGACCAGCGCCGCCGTTATTCATCCATGCCCAACAATCCCTCCAGTACCGTTTCCATTCCGGGAGCATTTCACCACCGACATCACGCACAACCAGTGGAGTATGCACTGCAAACAATCGACGACTCATTTCAGTCATTAGCAGCGGGTGGTCGCTATTTGTCGTCATGGTTACGTTGACAATGTTGCTGACCTCAAACTCCGGCAGCCCTTTCGGGTTCACAGTCAGCTTATCGGGCGGTGCTGCAAGCAATGGTTTAATCAGGTTACTGATCGTGCGTGCGTCCTTGTGGTCACCGACATCTGTCTCATTGATGTTGAGATATTTAACAGTTAGCAGGTATGAGTTAAACTCACTGGCCAGCTTGTTACCCTGGATCGAGCGATACTGGTCACCCATGAACCGACGTAGTGGTTCGAGTATCCAATCCTTACCCACACCCTCCTTACCTGCGAACATGACGCCGTGGTTGATCTTCTGACCGGGGTGTCTCATTGTGAACGCCATCCACTTCAGAATATGGTCCATGTGTTCTGACCAACCCAACGTGTTGAAATGACGCAACCAGGGTGTGCAGTCACCTTCGGAACCAGTCTCAAGGATTTGTGCCCATGTGTTACCATATTCTACGCCGCCGCGTGAGAAGATCGACGCTCTCTCAGGGGCGAACTCAAGCTTGTCCACCTTCTTAACGCCACCGTAATCAAGTGCATCATTCAGAACGTCGGGTGAGAATTCACAAAACGAATTACGGAACGCGTCGGTTTTGTAGAATGTGCGAGTGCGCGGCTCATAGAACCGGTTCAGCTCGCGAGAGAAGATGAACCCGCTGTAGAAATCGGACATGTCTCTTGGCTTTTGCTCCTGCATGCCCTTCAACACCTTGTTCAATGCCGCCTCAGTCCACCCCATGTGCGTGCGAATTTGTTTATATAACACGGCACGACTCACCGGTTCACAAAGCCTGGCGGCGGTTAAGCACTTCTTCGCGAGAGCAATTTGTTCAGGTGAATCAGGAATCGCCGCAAAAAATGCCGACATGCCTTGGTCCATCGGGTTGACACTCGACGCCTCGTGTGGGGTAGTTCTTGCCTCTGAACTCCTGTCGACACCCGATTCACGGCAGGTGTCTTCGTTAAAACTCCTCAATATCTGCCAGTTCCTGAGCTCTTCAGCAAAGCCGGGTTGCTGCGAGTCAAGCTCTTCAATCAGGTCACCAACGTTCAACGTCTCACAGTTACCATGATGGCACTTGAACCCGAGTGTGCCGTCCTCATTGGTGAAGATGGCCGTACCGTTGTCTTCTGCATTGGTGTGATCTTCAACGAACGGGCATGTGATGTCATACCGGCCAGGTGACAGCTTGGCCTTTATGTTGACAAGCCCACTGGTCAGGATTGGGTGATCAGGGATGTCCAGTGCCCCGTCAACGCGCTCTGATGCACGAGCTGCAGTCAGGTCTATATCGAACGGTTCCGCGAGCTGTTCGAGTGTCACAGTACGCTCAGGATGCCACTCGGTGAGTCTGCACTGCCACGGTTGCCCGTCGACCATCTTTTTCTTTTTAGTGTTGAATCCTTCAGGTAGCCGCACGAAGCGGGTGACGCCTTTCTGACCAGGGTCAGTACCACTGGGTGACAGCCCTTTAGATATTAAACCGTCGTGGAGGTTGTCGAACAGATATCTGTCGTAGCATGGTTCAATGAGAATATATCCCCAGTGTTCAGAACCGGGGCTGGTTTCCATGACGTAAGAAGGTGGTGGTAACTTCTTGACTTCATCTATTGTAAGTTTCTCACGCACATCATCCAGCACAACCACACGAACACGAATGAATAATGCCTTCCTGCGTCGAGCCTTCCCGTTGGTGTCAGGGTTGAAAATACCAACTGTATAGTATTGGTTGGTACCCTTAGAAAACCGATACCGGCTGAACCAATTACCAGACCATGATCGGAGGTTCTCATCTTTCGGTATGTCACCGGGGTCGTGTATAAAATCAGTAACATAGACGAAAGGAGTGTCTTCTTTGAATATTGCTTGCAAGAACTCTTCATTGGTGATGTCGATCATAACGGACGATCCTCACCATGGTTCGGGTGAAAACCCGCATCGATCTCAGCCTGTTTTCTGACAGACACAGCTTCTTCAAAAGAATGGAATGACCCTAAATACCCTCGATCTTTCCCCACCTTCAACGAAGCTACCCAGACTTTGTCTTTATTGCTCCAGTGAACTCCAGTCACCCCTGTGGTGTTGTCAACACGGCGGCGCATATTTCTGTTGTTATTAACAGGGTCAACTGTGCGCAAATTGCACCACCTGTTGTCAGTGCCGTTACCGTTGATGTGGTCAGTAAGATCATTGCTAAACACACCGTTAACATATAAAAACGCTAAACGATGTGCTCTATGCTTAATGTTATTGATGGTTATAATTATATAAGATTTTCCGTCGTTCTTTCTGATGGTTCCCGCCACAGTGCCAGCAGGTGCGTTGGGTTTATCTACAATCCAAGTGAACAAACCTGTTTTCATATCGTAGTTAAGGACAGACTTCAACTCTGATTGAGTTATTGTTGCATTTTCAGATGTGTCGCGCATAATTCGGAATCCTTTAGTCGGGTAGAAAGACCCTCTTTTATCAGAGGGTCTTTTTCATTCACGAACTGTAGTACATAGATAAAGCGTGTCAATACAAAAAGCCCACCTTGTTACAGGTGGGCTTCTGATCCACGTGCGGGACGTGTTAAAGTGTGCTGGCCAGGTCACACAGGTTGTAATAGTCGCGGTCGCTCAGGCATCGACACTGACTGGCGCAGAGAATCACGTTCAGCCTCTGCTGTGGGGTGTTGCAGCCGATCAGGGCTGAGAAGTAGAACCGGGTCATGGCTTCCTAACCTCATTCCATGTTGAGCCTAGCTGATAAACTGCTATGTCGTTACGGGTAAAATAATAACCATTGAAACCCGTTCTGATGCGTAGGTGTTCAGAGATAATTGATCCAGCGCAACCGCTTTCGCCTTTCCATGCAGCCGTATTGTGGTCGCTATGACCTATCTCATGCGGGACATTGTTTTTTACACGATAAACTGTGACGCGAACATTATACCCGCGTTTAGGTGAGTCTGATGTTTCATAAATAAATGTTTTCATCTTATCCTCCTTTTATTCTAGCGTAGGTTAGCGAAGGGAAACCAGCAGCCTGATTTCCTATCGTTAATCTATGCTCAATTCAGGTTAGCGAGCTTATATATACCCGATTCGATTTTTGAACGTGTCTCTGCAATGTTTTCGCCAAGAAACTGGTTGCGGTACTTGCCGGTAGTACGTGAATAATCCCAGTAGTATTCATCCAAGGTAATAACCTTCTGGCCGGCTTTGTAATCGATAACGGCAATCACTGAGTCATAGCTTTGGAATACCCTTTTATTGCCGTCAGTGATAACAAATTGATTAGCGATAGTGTTACCGCGTGCTGATTTCATGTTCTGTACTTTCATAATGGTGTGCCTCCTGTTTGTGATGTTACGAGGCGAACTGTAATGACTTGTAATACAGATGTCAAGCACTTATTTCATTCGCAACATTAAACCTGCTCGAATGCGTTCGTCGGTCTGCGCCATTGCTGCTGCGAATATGAGTTTATTCGCGTATTGTCGACATGCTTCATGCGCTTCTTCTTCAGTGTCGAACAGGCCGAGCGGCTTACGATGCCCCATGTGATCAATGACGGACTGAAACTGGTGTTCATATTGATACACGGTGCACTTTGACGAATCTATGTCTCTAACGGTTCTGATCGTTTGAGGGTGAGCAAAGCAACATGCGTCAGGCTCGAATACCGCGTTCCCTGGTTTGATGAGGGTGTTGTCTAGCACTTTACCGTGCCAGTCTTGCCGGGTCATCCACCGCCTGAAATTGGAGAACCTGCGCCACTCTTCGCAGACTACACCACGTTTAAGCATGGCGACCCATCGGCGGTAGTATGGGCAAGTGGCTGGTTTGCCGTTTACCTTCGTGGTAGTCAAATACCACGCATCATTGATGCCGATGCCGCACACAGGCTCTCGGCGTGATTTATATTCTTCGCTTATTTCTTTAAGTGGGAAGCCCATTAGAAACTCCTAGCATGACTTATCTAAGCAGGAACGGGGTGGCCGCTAAACCACCCCTCATCTGCTAGGACTGAGGTGAATCTGACGATTGAGTGCACAAAGTCAAGTGCATTTAATACTACCAATCAGAATAAGGGCGTCAGGTGCATCTGTCACCCATCTGTCACCGGCTGATTTTAATACTACTAATTGATTTGGTACTATTACAGCATGACGCATAAATACTACTAAACAGAATGGTAGTATTAAAAGGTGACGGATGGTGACGGATGGTGACAGATTTGAAAAAATCATCTGTCATCAATTTTTCCTTTATTTCTATATACTTATATTCTTTATGACAGATAAACCCTATAAATAATAAAAAGTAATAGAATATTATTTGAATAAGAAATGTAGTAAAGGGGGGGTACATTTAGTAGGTTTTACGTTCAAAAAATAATAGTACAAGGTTTCCCGGTTTTCGGAGGGTATCTGTCACCGGTGTCGCTAGAAATGTGCGCTTGACACTCGGTGATGATTGGTGGATGGTGTGGCGCATGAAGACAGGTAGAAAGCCATTATACACTGATCCAGCGATAGTTGCTGAACTGATCGACAGATACTTCGATTCACTGAAGGGTGGGCAGGATGCACCTGATAAACCACCAACCATGGCCGGCCTTGCGTTAGCGTTGAAGATGCATCGTGATACCCTGCATGACTACAGCAGGAAGCCTCTCTTTTCCGACACCATAAAGCAGGCGCGGTTGAGAATTGAGGCATATTGGGAGTCAAACCTGGCCACGTCAGGGTGCACCGGTTCGATATTCTGGCTCAAAAATAACGCACAGTATCGTGATAAAATTGAGACAGATGTTACGTCGTCCGACGGTAGCATGAGTCCGAAAAAATCTATTGATCCGGCATTGAGTCAGGCCATCATTGACGCACTCGATAAAACAATCTGACATTACGCAGAGTGCCATTGATGAAGCATTGAAGCCAAAGCTGTTGGCCGATTTCAAGTTCTTCATTCGATATTTCTTCAAAACCACTACCGGTAAAAAGTTCATCCTTACTTCACACCATGACAGAATCATTGAAGCACTGATTCGTGTTGTAAGCGGTCAGTGCCCTCGACTTGTGATAAACATTCCCCCCCGTTATGGAAAGACATTGGTAGCAGTTCACATGTTTTTCGCGTGGATCATGGCCAACAATGCAGCAGCGAAGAATATTCACATTTCCTACTCAGACGACCTGGCGCTCGATAACAGTGCAGCTGTACGTGATATTGTAAAGTGTGAAGACTTTCAGCGATTGTTTCCGTGCAAGTTGCGCACCGACTCAGACTCGAAAAAGAAATGGTACACTGACAAAGGTGGCGGCCTTTATGCAGTTGCTTCAGGTGGTGCAATTACCGGGTTCGGCGCTGGTGCATTGGAAAGAGTGTACAGCGGGTCCATGTCACCGGCTGACGGCTTCCAGGGCTTGATCGTGATAGATGACCCATTGAAACCTGATGACGCGTTCAGTGAGACGGTAATGACCCGGATCAACAATCGATTCAACAACACCATCGCGTCACGAACTAACTCACCAGAAACACCTATCGTGGTCATCATGCAGCGGTTACATGAAGACGACATGGCCGGTTTTCTTTTGGCCGGCGGGTCAGGCGATCAGTGGGAACACTTGTGCTTGCCTGCAATCAATGAAGACGGCATCGCGTTATGGCCAGAGAAGCTTGACCTGGACAGACTGGAACAGATGCGTAAGGCAGACCCTTATACTTTTGCAGGTCAGTACATGCAAAGCCCATCACCCATCGGTGGCGGTCAGTTTAAGGACAGCTGGTGGGTGTATTACAACGAAACGCCGAACATTCTCTACCATAAGATTTATGCCGATACAGCCCTTAAAACGAAAGAAGAAAACGATTACACAGTGTTTCAGGACTGGGGTCGAACCAAGACAGGAGTTGCATTGCTTGACCAGATCAGGGGGAAGTGGGAGTCACCGGAGCTGTTGACACAAGCCAGGGCGTTTTGGAAGCGGCGCAGCATAGCCCCCGGCATTGGCGCACTCAGATCAATGGACATCGAGGATAAAGCATCGGGAACTGGCCTAATCCAACAGCTTAAAAATGAGATACCTGTTGTGGCTATACAACGCAACACTGACAAGATCATGCGAGCTGCCGACGCCGCACCGTGGATCGAATCAGGTTGTGTCATGATACCGGAAGGGAAAGAATGGATCGACGACTACTTGCATGAGTTCAAGGCGTTCCCCAAAGGCAAGCATGACGACCAGATTGACCCAACAATGGACGCAATTGCAGACATGCTGCAGGGTAGTGACATGTTATTCCTGGATTCTGACATAGTGAGAGAGTCGGTTGCAGCCGGTTCAGGGCAGTATATGGGCAATGATGCACTGATCTGCGGTGTTTACATTGCCAAGTCTGCCGATGAATCAAGCTTTATTCAGTTCAGACGTGGCAAGGATGCTACGTCTGAGACTGTATACAAGATCGGATGGGAGAAGAGCAGCAACCCCGAGACAGTTTTACGCCTGATCGCTCAGAAGATTGACGAACACCGACCGGATGTGACGTTCGTCAGTGAGCCGGGCATTGCCGGAACAATCACCGACCGACTGGTGTATCTGGGGTACAATGTGATGAACGTGCAGCTTCAGGGTAAGCCGGACGAAGAGCTGAAGTATTCCGACCGATTAGCTGAAGCACACCAGAAGCTGAGACTGTGGGTCATTGGCCATGGTTCAGTGACTCAGTCAGCACAACTCGAACAGGAGCTATGTGGTATTGTGTATCATCACGATAAGAACGATAAACTGGTCATCGATTCGACTTCACCATGGGTATCAGCACTGGCACTGACGTTCGCTTACCCGGTGCCACCCAGGTTCACTGCTCGAGGAGAGCTTGACAAGTCGGTTGCAATGAGGCAGAAAGAGGCAGATTATAATCCGCTGGACTGCATGTAGCACAGCTGTTACGTTACGCCGTCCATGTGCGGATGTCGGCAGGTTTGGCCACCTGCCGAGCACATGACTAGATTTATCGCACACGGGCAAACCACTTTCGAGGTTTTGCCATGGATTTACTCAGCACGTTCGACTTATCTTCAATACTCATAGCCGGTGTTTTCGGTGGTTTTTTCGGTCAACAGGCTAAGCGAGCGTTCGGTGGGTTTAAGAGCCTGTTTCGCCCATTTTCAATCAACCCAAAAGGCAACCCCATATCACGCGGTGAAGTTCCTATTCCGCCTGCAGCTCTTCCACCTGCTGCTCAGTTGCCAGTGTCACCGTTTCAAACTACACAAGGTAGGCGTGGCCGACGACGGCGTGGCAATGGCACAATTCTTACTGGACCACGCGGTCTGCAATCCGATACAGCCGGCAACACATTTTTAGGAGCGTGATATGAGTGGAAGTGATGCAAATCAAGGCATAGTCCAGGCGTTCGCTGAGCCTGAGACTGGCCAGACAGTAGTAGTAACGACACTTGCAGCGGCTTCAGCGAAGACAGTGGCGCCGTTGGCAAAATCAGGGTGGTATCAGGTAACTGTACCGGTTGGCGCAGCAGCATGTCGCTATGCAGCAGGGCTACATGCAACAGCAACTGCGGCACCAACAGATCGACCGCGCCCTGAAGGTATTGATTACACGTTCCTGAAAGCCGGTGACACTTTGGCTGTTTATGACCCGGGTGCGGGTGGTCTGGTGATCTCGTTAACACTGATGCCTGACTAATGGCATCCATCAAGTCATACAACAAACGATTGGCGAACCTGCGAACAGAGCGGTCGTCTTTCGTCGCGGTATGGAAAGACCTGAGCGATTATCATCTTGCGCACCGTGGGCGGTTTCTCACATCTGACCGCAACAAAGGGTATAAGCGCGACACAAAACAACAGAACAACCGATCCCGATTAGCATTGCGCACGCTGGCGTCCGGGATGATGGCTGGCATCACTTCGCCGGCGCGCCCATGGTTCAGATTAAGCACGTCTGACTTGGAGCTAAGAGACAACCAGGCTGTGAAAGAATGGCTGCATGAGGTGCAGACAATCATTTACGGAGTGTTCAGTAAGTCGAACGTGTATAACACACTGCACACTGTTTACGCGGAGCTTGGTTGTTTCGGTACAGCATGCATGGGTGTGTTTGAAGACTTTGACGACGTGATCCGGGCTAAAGTATACACGGTCGGAAGCTACATGCTGGCCACTAACGGCAAGGATGAAGTCGATACGTTTTACCGGGAATACGAACTGCGTGTAGCTCAGCTGGTGTCGGAATTCGGGATTGAGAATGTAAGCCAGCCGGTAAGACAGCAGTTTGAATCAGGTAACACAGAGGCATGGGTGAAGCTGGTTCATGTTGTTGAGTTGAATGATAAGCGTGATCATAGCAGCCCAATGGCCAGAGATAAGAAGTTCAGATCAGTCTACTATGAAAAAGGTACGCAAACTGAAACAAACGATCGGTTTCTGCTACGTTCCGGTTTTGATAACTTCCCGATCCTGTCACCCCGTTGGGATGTCACCGGTGAAGACGTGTATGCGACTGATTGCCCCGGCATGACCGCCATCGGTGACACCAAGGCACTGCAGCTTGGTGAGCGTAGATCATTTCAGGCCATTGACAAGTTGGTGAACCCGCCGTTGCAAGGTCCATCAGCTCTGCGTAATAAAGTCGGCAACTCGCTGCGCAATGGGGAAATAGTCTGGCTGGACGCAACAGGTCAGGGATTGGAGAGCATTTACGACTTTCGCCCGGATTTGAATGCAATGGAAGTGAAGATTGAGAAAGCAGAGCAACGGATTTCTCGTGCGTTTTATGAAGACTTGTTTCTCATGTTGGCCAATAGCGACCGGCGACAGATTACAGCTCGTGAGGTTGCAGAGAAGCATGAGGAGAAGCTGTTAATGCTTGGCCCAGTGCTCGAACGATTACAAGACGAGCTGTTGAACCCGCTCATTGATAGAACGTTCAATTTGCTGAACCAGGGTGGGGTGTTTCCGCCGCCACCTGATGAATTGGTCGGACAAGAGTTGAAGGTTGAGTATGTGTCCGTATTGGCTCAGGCGCAGCAGCTGGTGAGCATTGGTGGTATTGAACGGGTGACCGGCTTTGTTGAGACACTTGCACAAGTTTGGCCTGAAGCACGTCACAAGATCAATCCGTTTGAGGCTGTTGATTCTTACACCAACGCAGTCGGTACACCTCCTGAGATTGTACGCAGTGATGACGAAGCGGCACAGATTGTGCAGCAGGAGCAGCAGGCTGCAGCAGAAGCAGCTAAACAAGAGCAGATGGCACAAGAAGCGCAAACAATGCAGCAGTTGTCACAGACAAACGTGAACGGTGACACCGCGTTGAATAATATGGTTCGTGAGGCTGGATTAGCATGAGTGAGAGAGAAGCACGCGAAATTGAGCTTGCAGAATTGGCATCACTTTTGACTACAGCAGAAGGTCGGCGAGTGATGCTCAGATTGATCAAGGTTACCGGGTTTTTTGCTAACACGTTCAATCAAGACCCAATTACGCTGGCACGTAATACCGGTGGGCGACAGGTTGGGGTATGGCTTTGGGACGAGTTGAACGAAGCTGCACCTGAGCGAGTAATAGAAATGATGAAGGAGAACGCACATGAGTGACGAGCACATACCAGCTGAAGGTGAGGGCGATTCATTATTGACCCAGACACCGCCAGCTGAAGGAACACCACCAGCTGAAGGAACACCACCAGCTGAAGGAACACCACCAGCTGAAGGAACACCACCAGCTGAAGGAACACCACCAGCTGAAGGAGAAAAAGGTTATGTGTTGCCAGAAGGCGTTGAGCTTTCTGAGGCAGAGACGGCTGCAGTTGAAGGTCTGTTTACAGACGCTGAACTCAGTGCTGATCAGCAGCAGAAGGTCATCGACTTCCTAGCTACACAGGGTGAGTCAGGCGCACAGCAACAAGCTGACGCGTATGATCACATGATGCAGGACTGGAGAGACCAGACCACCAATGACCCTGAATTCGGGGGTGATGCTTTTGAGCAGAACCTGGGGATTGCAACAGGCGCCATTGATAAGCTGGGAACCCCAGAGTTAAAGGCTTTATTGAACGATCACGGGGTGGGTAACCATCCTGAAATGTTCCGGTTCATGTGGAACGTTGGGAAATTGCTAAAGGAAGATAACCCCGGCGCCGGTGGGCACCAGAGTATCAAACCCGCAAGTGATCTCGACATTCTTTACCCGGATGAAAAATAGGAGGTAGCAAATGGCTACTATTGGTAACACATTTGTCGATCTGATCGACATTTATAAACAGCAGGATGGTAAGGGTCAGTATATCCCTATCATCGAAATGCTGACGCAGATGAACCCTATTCTCGACGACGCGAATGCAGTCGAGTGTAACAAGGGTACTGAACACCTGCATACTGTGCGCACCGGGCTTCCGTCCGTCGCGTGGGGCAGGTTGTATAAGGGTATTGTCCAGAGCAAGTCTGGCAAGGCTCAGGTGACTGATACGACTGGTTTCGTTGAAGGTCTGTCTACTGTTGACGAACGTTTGCTGGATTTGTCCAGTAATCGTGGCGCGGTACGTCTGGCAGAAGGCATGGGTTATCTCGAAGCGATGAACAATGAAGTCGCAACGAAGATATTCTATGGCAACACCGCCGCTGATCCGGATCAGTTCATGGGTCTGGCCCCTCGGTTCAATGTTGCACCTACCAACGCAACACCGGCTCCGAACAGTAATCAGGTGATCGATGCTGGTGGCATTGGTGTCGATAATGCTTCGATCTGGTTTGTTACCTGGGGTGACAATCAGACTTCTTTGCTGTATCCAAAGGGTACGAAAGCGGGTGTATCCCGTGAAGACATGGGTCGTCAGCGTGTGCTTGATGCAGCTGGCAACCCGTATTATGCCGAAGAAGAGAAGTACATGTGGCATGTTGGCCTTGCTGTCAAGGATTGGCGCTATGTAACTCGTATCTGTAACATTGATGTGAGTAACATGCAGGCCGGTACCGTGAAGCTGTATGACTTCCTTCGCAAAGCGTATTACAAACTGCAGAACCGCCGCGTTGCCGGTGGTAAACTGGCGATGTATTGTAACCGCGATGTGCTGGAAGCGTTGGATGCCCTGGCCACTAACGCAGGCTCTACCGATAACTTTGTTCGCTTACAGCGTACAGAGGTTGAAGGCAAAGAAGTCCTGAGCTATCGTGGCATCCCAATCCGCGAGACAGATGCTCTCGTGAATACTGAAGCACGGGTGGTGTAACCATGATATTCTCAGAACAGCAAATCTTCTCTGATAAACAGGCGGTCACTGCAGCTGCAGTTTCCACCAACGTAATTGATCTCGGTGCAGCTGGTACCCCTTACGGGGCTGCTGCTGCATTGAATCATGATGTCGGTAAAGGCACGAAGGTGCCTGTTTTGGCTCAGGTGACAACTGCGTTTGGTACAGCTGCAGGTATGACAGCACTGACTATCGCACTTGAAACCGGTGCCACTGTTGCACTTGGTACTGTGGTTCTTTCACAAACCATATTGCTTGCCGATCTGGTCGCTGGTAAACAGGTATCGTTTGATGTCCTGCCCAATGATCTGACAGGACGGTATCTGGGGTTCCGCTATACCCCGGTAACAGGTAACGCCAACGCAGGTGCCATCACTGCCGGTATTACCATGGGTAACCAGACGAACACGACTGGTGCATAATTGAGGTGGGGGCTTCGCGGCCCCCATCATCTTACAGTTTAGGAGGCCACACATGGCTATATATGACGTAATCGCGCCGGGATTTATCAACGATGTCTATCACCACCCTGATGACCCGGATCACAACACAGTGAGTGTTGAAAAGAAGTTTAAGAAATGCCCGACCTGGTTGAAGATGAGGAAGATCGTCGAAGATGCCATGGATGACGTGGATGACTCTACGGAGCTTACCCCTCAACAGAAGGCGGCGATCACTCGCAAACAGAACGCCGAGAAGAAAAAGATGGAACTCGACGCAGTAAATTTCCAGGAAGACCCGACACTGACCGGACCAACGGAGTTGTGATATGTCAAAGATGGTGAAGATTGAAAAAACCAAACCTGACTCAATGGCTCCGTCTACCATGCCTGGCGACTACCCGTACGGGACACGACTTGAGTTTGAAGGCGACATTGTCGAAGAGCTGGAATTGGACAAGCTGTCGGCAGGTGACACTGTTTCGATCAAAGGCACTGCCGTCGTAAAACGGAAGACTGAAAAACAGGATACTGACGGTGACGAAGAGGACGTTGAAAAAGAAGTCGTACTTCAGGTTACCGCAATCGCCGTCGCCAAAAACAGCAAAGCGGTTGAGACATTATATCCTGATGACAAGGAAGACTGATGTCTGAGGTCAGTATATGCAATGTTGCACTGTCTTATATCCGAGCCGGTGGCATAAACGCGCTCACTGAATCAAGCACACAGGCTCAACAGTGTACATTACACTACCCGTTGACGCGTGATCAAGCGCTGGTTGCAGCCCCGTGGGGGTTTGCGCATCGGATAAAGACACTGGCGTTACGTGCTGACACTTTGTTCAATTGGGCTTATTTGTATGAATATCCTTCCGATTGCATGCACGTTAACAAGTTGATTCTTAATTTTGCAACAGTGACGCAGGGAACCGGCGCATACAGACCACGGTCAATTGAAGACATTTATGCCAGTGACCTTGATCGAGAGGTTCCGTATCAGGTGTACAATGTAAACGGTAGTAAGGTGATTGCTGCAAATCACCCTGACTTGCGGATTGATTATCAGTTGAATATTACTGATACGACTCTTTTCGATGTTGACACTTCTGAAGCGATTAGTCGACTACTGGCGTCGAAATTGGCCGTACCTCTTGTCGGAGGTAAGCTCGGGTCGGAGTATGAAGATAAACAGTTCAAAAGATATAGTCAGATTGTCGCAGGTGCGATAGCGAATAACATGAACGAACGATTCATTGAACAACCTGACAGCGAGTTCATCACGGTGCGCCGGTGACACAAACCATCCAGAGGTCGATGACCGCAGGTGAGATTGCGCCGGCTCTCCGGTCAAGAGCCGATCTTGCTAAATATACAACCGGCCTTGCAGCGTGTGAGAATTTTTTCATACGTGCGCAAGGTGGTGCTTATTCCCGACCCGGGCTCAGGTTTGTGGGTGAAATTAACGACTCAACAACGGTAGCGAGGCTGATCCCATTCACGTTTAACGTAGATCAGACTTACATTCTTGTATTCGAGAACCTTCAGATTCAGTTTATACAGAATGGCGCTTATGTTGAATCAGCACCAGGTGTTCGACTTACAGTTGTGACACCATACATTACATCTGATTTGTCTCGACTTCAGGTTACTCAGTCGGCAGACGTGATGACTATCGTACATCAGCGGTTTAGAACAAGGTCTTTGAACAGACTCAGCGCACTCAACTGGACATTAACTGTTGACAATTACGCACCGTCATCGACTGCACCGGGTGCCTTGACACTGTCGTCAGTCGGGACAACCACAGGTGCGTCAAATAAAACGTATCAATATGTCGTCACATCTATTGACGCGAATGGTGTCGAATCGCTTGCTTCCCCACAAGCCGCCATAACACAAGCCGCCCTCGGTGTAACATGGGGTGTACACATAACATGGGCGGCAGTGCCTGGTGCAGTGAGTTACCGAGTGTATAAAGACCCATCACTAAATACAGGTGTTTATGGGTGGATCGGTGACACTAATGTAGCGAAGTTTGATGATTATAACATTGCACCGATCACCAGTGATGCGCCGCCGACTGACAACCAGCCGTTCGGTGTAGATTTTTCCGGCGACAACCCTGCTGTTGTTAATTATTACCAACAGCGTCGTTTGTTTGCGAACACATTCAACAACCCTCAGACAGTTTATGCATCGCAGACTGCGGATTATTTATCTCTCAGGTCGTCTTCACCGACGCGTGACGACGACGCTATCGAGTTCACGGTGGTAAGTGGCCAGGTTAACGAGATCAGACACATCGTTGACATTGACGGGCTGTTGTTGTTAACAGCAGGTGCTGCGATGAGAGTTACGGAAGGTGTGAACGAGGTGCTTACACCAGCAAGCGTCGGCGTACGAAAGTCAACAGAACATGGTGCATCATGGGTACCTCCCGCAAAGATCGGGTCATCTGCTGTATACATTCAGGAGAAGGGTACGCGAGTTCGTGACATTCAGTTCGATGGAAATCTATTCAAGTATGTGAGTGAAGATTTATCAGTGATGTCTGAACACATGTTTGAAAACCACACCATTATTGAAATGGCGTATTCAGAGGAGCCGTACTCGATACTGTGGATGGTTCGGGATGATGGTCAGTTGCTCGGTCTTACCTACCTTCGCGCGCACAAGGTTTTCGCGTGGCACCGTCACATTACAAACGGGACGTTTGAATCTGTGTCTGTGATTAGCGAGGATGGGAGAGACGCAGTATATGTGATAGTAAAGAGAACAGTTAACGGGTTGACAAAAAGATATGTTGAAAGGCTTGAATCAAGACTGTTCACAGATTCTACGAATGCGTTCTGTGTTGATTCTGGCGTCACTTATTCAGGTGCCGCTACAACAGTTATCACCGGGCTATCGCACCTTGAAGGTGAAGCGGTGACAGTGCTGGCCGATGGTAATGAGGTCACAGGTGTGGTTGTTTCCGGGGGTCAGATCACACTGCCGACAGCTGCGTCATTGGTGCACGTTGGCCTTTCATATCTCCCCCGACTTGACACTTTAGATGTTGACCTCATTTCAGAGAAGAACACTTTGAAAGGTAAAGAGGTTTCAGTATCCAGGGTGTTCATTGAGGTTGAGCAGTCACGTGGTGGATGGGTTGGTCCGATTGCTGACCCGGTACTGTCTGGTGATACTACTGAAGCTGACATGATGGAGATCAAACCGCGATTCGACGCTGATGCGTATAACACAATTGCCTTGAAAACCTTTAAGCAAGAGATTACTCTGACGCCAGATTGGAACTTAGGTGGCGGTATAAGGATTGAGCAGAGAGCTCCGCTCCCTTTAACCATCTTGTCAATTATACCAGAAATATCAATAGGAGGCTGACGTGGGTGGATTCTTAACAGCAGCTTCACTTGGGCTTGGGTTAGTCTCGTCATTCCTTGGCGGGTCTGCTAAAAAAGAGCAGGGCATTTACAATCAGTATATTGCAAACTTCAACGCGCGTGTGCTGGAAAACGACGCAGTTCGGGCAAGGCAGGCCGGCAACCAGAGGGAAAATGATGTTCGCCGCGCCGGTGCAGAGCTGAAGTCTCGACAGAAAGCTACGTTCGGGGCGAAAGGCGTCGAAGTCACTTCCGGGTCGGCTGCTGCTATCCAACGCGATACCACGAATCTCACCAACATTGACGCCATGCGCATTCGCACGTCTGTTGACTCCCAAGTACAGTCGTTGAAAAATAAAGCGAAAATCACACGATCAGAGGGGGCTGCATCGGCTCGCGCAGGTCGTTCTGCGTTCACGTCATCCCTGTTATCTGGTGGGGCTCAATTCGCATCAGGTCTTTACACCAACCGCTCGGCGTTCGGTTTCTAACCGATGCCAAAAGTTGAGCAGTTTGGCGCAAACAAACAGAACCTTTCATTCGCCCCCGGTGCTCAGGCACCCACAAGGTCATTGGATAAGTTCGCAGGCGCGCAGCTGGCGAAAGGAGTCGGTGACCTCGGCAAAGCTGCAGCGTTTATCGCTGATGATCTTACAAGCACTCAGGCTGAAGACGCACTGGTTCAGTTTAAGCGTGACACTCAGAGCATTCTTCACGACCCCGAATCAGGGTATCTTACGACAACGGGCGGGAAGACTGCAGTAGACGATGCGCAAAACACAAGTGATGCTGTTGAAGCGTTGCGTAAGTCATACACTGCGGGTCTGTCAGGGGCTGCTCGTGACAAATTTGACAGAGTGGCGAAGGGTCATGTAACCGGTGCAATGGACAAGATCATGCTGCACGCTGCACAAGGTCAGCATGACTATAAGATTGCAACGAACAAGGCGTTGATTGTCAACACCATGGAAGAGGGCGCGGTTGAAACCGACCCAATCAAACGCAACGATCAGATGCAGCTTGGTCTGAGTCATGTGCGCGATGGCAACGAATTCAACGGTCTGACCGGACCGGCAGCTCAGAAAAACATCGATGATTATAAATCATCATTTCATTCGGCAGTGATGACCACCATGGCGGATACACCCGGTCGAGCGAGTGAAGCACTCGACTATTTCAAGGCTCACAAGGGTGAGCTGAATCATGACGATAAAATCAAAATGCGCGACATGGTTCAGCAAGCAGGATTACTTGAGTTTACGCAAGGTAAAACTGACGAAATCTTATCCAAATACAGCGACGCTCGTGCCGGCCTCGCAGCTGCCCGGAAAGAAAGTAACCCCGAGAAACGGAAAGCACTGGTGGCGTCTGTGCGATCCCGGTACGATGAAAAGGAAGTGCTGAAAAAACGAGCTGAATCTGATCATTTCGATGCAATGGTAGAGAAGGCAAGCAGGGGTGAGGTGATCACAGCAGCAGAGCGATCCGGCATGTCACCGGGTGAACGCAGTGCACTGGATAAGACGACAGCTCGCGCTGTATCTGGTGCACCTGTGATCACGGATCAGGCTGTCTATGGTGAGCTTGTGCTCATGCCCACCCCTGAATTAGCGAAGATTACCCCGCAGGAATACTTCACCAAGTATCATGATAAGCTGAGCTCCACCGATTACAAATCGGGGTTGACCTCGGTTAAGGCTGCCAGGGCTGCTTTGACAAATGACAAATCCAGCATTCACAGAGTTACTCTGAGCTTTGATGCAGCGTTCAAAAACGTAGCCGCGCAGAACGGGTTCATAAACGCGAAAGGAACGAAGTCGTTTAGCAAGGATAAATTCGCACAGTGGGCTCGAATAAAAGATGCCGCAACATCACAGATCAGTGAATTTGAAAGTCGTACGGGGAAGAAGGCCACGAGCGAGGATATGAAAAAAATCATACAGCAGTTGTTCAATGATGAAGTTTTTCTGAATCCCGGATCGTTCAGTTTTAATAAAGAACTGCCCCTTGCTGCTACATCTGTTGATGATCGTGGTAAATTGTTCGTCAAGGTTGGTGATAGAGAAGTCAAGCTCGACAGTGTTCCAATGCAGGATCGGGCTCAGATTGTAGACGCGTACACCAGGAAGCTCGGTCGTGAACCGACGCAACAGGAAATCATTGAGAAATGGTTGCAACGCAAAGGTGAGCTTAAATGAGCAATCCATACGACGAACTTGTCCCTGGTGCAGAGGACACACTCAAAGCACAAGACGCGGCTAACCCGTATGATGCGCTGCTTGAAAACGATTCTGAAAGTAAGGTCACAGCGATGCGTACAGCGGTGGCGGACTCTTTTGGGAAGTCACCGGTCGAGCATGCTAAAAAACTCGAGTTGTCGAGAAAATCAGGGTTAACTCCTGTTGCAGTTGGTGCATCACAACCTGAAATCGAGAAGAAAATAAAAACTGATGCGATTGATTACAGCAAGATTGTAACAGAACACCCGTCACTCGCCCGCTGGATGAGTAATCCTGACAAAGCTGTCGTCAGTCAAAACGATGTTGAAAGTCTGAGTGCGCTGGAATTAACAATACTGGTTGCCAAAAACGTAGCGACAACTCCGTTTAATTTTAGTGAGGGTGTCGCCGGTGGTTTTGAGGCCACATTGCGAAGTATCTCAAGTGTTGCTCGTGCGCCGGCTGAAGCACTCGGGTTCCGCAACCTGAAAGACCCGTTTTTACTTGCCGCTAATTATTTCAAAGGAACTGCTGCTACAAATAGAGCAATCACTGCTGAATTAACAAAAGACAATAAAAGATTGTCTCCGTTTGCTCGTGACATGTTCAGCGGGATACAGTCCGGCACTCAGTCAGTGAGCCTGATGCTGGCTGCAGTTGTGGCCAGAAACCCTGCAATGATGGCACCGTTAATGGGTGGGATTACAGCAGGAACTACTGCGTCTCAAGACTTGGACAAAGGTGTGTCACTCGGCACCACTTTGATTCACGCTGCGTCTCAGGGTGCGGTGGAAGTGGCCACTGAAGCCATTACTATTAAGCCATTGACTGAACTGCTGAAGGGTGGCGGATTCGTCAAGGGAATGTTGAGTTTTGCCTCTCGTGAGATACCAGGTGAACAAGTGGCGACTGCGCTGCAGGACTTAAACGACTGGGCAGTTCTCCCTGAGAATAAGAATAAGACCTTTTCCGACTATCTGGAAGCACGCCCCGGTGCGGCAATGAGCACGCTGATTGCTACCGTGGTGGGTGGTGGCATTCAAGTAGGTGTAGCGAAAGGTGTCAGTGCCATCCAGGATCGTGCTTATAAAAAAGCAGAAGTCGCAGCGTTCAGCGCGAAGGATTGGGAAAAGACACAGACCAGCATTGACGCAATCGATCATTATGCGCAACAGTCCGAGACAAAGAAAGTTGATCCGGAATCGTTCAGAGAGTTTGTGAGTGGCATCGATTCAAAATCAAAAGTGGTGCTTGATTCAGAGAAGGTGAATGAGTTCCTTCAGACTAAGTCACCTGAAGAAATTCAGGGTGATGCTCTGTTACAGAAGCTCGACCAGAAACTTAAAGACAACCTGGCCGGTGAGAACATCGACATGTCGATTGCTGACTTTGCGACCGATGTTTCAGGTAGCACTCACTATGACGAGCTGCGACCTCACATTAAACTCGGTCATGAATCAACAACTCCATTCAGATTTGAGCAAGCTGTCGAGCAACAGAGAACCTTTCTGAAAAATATCACCGATACTGCTAACGCCAATGCGTCTGAATATGTTGAAAGTCAAAAGATATTCACATCCGTTCGTGATCAACTGATTGATAGTGGGCAACATACTTCAGCACAAGCTACAGTGGCTGCCCAGATTGTCCCGGCGTACGCGACAGCAGTGGCTGTGCGCAACGGCACAAGCGTCAAAGATGTATACGAGTCGTGGGGGCTCACTGTTACTGGGCCGCAGACCGGTAAAGCCGCTGCGAACGCACAAAGGGCTTCTGCTTTTGAACAACGCCCTGTCGTCAACAATGAAGAAGAACTGCTTGCTGCGATCCGTAAGGCAGGTGGCATAAAACAGTCACAAGCGCGAGACATCCTCGGGGAAAAGAACACTGTCGCCACTGGATCAGGGTCATTGTTCAGAAAAAATGGAAACAACATAGACGTGCTTGCGCAAAGATTACAACCCATGGGGTTCAACATTGATACCAACAGTGTTGACGGCGGCGTAGCTCAACTGAAGCAGATGATTCAAGACTCGCACAACGGCATACAGCATCTTACCGCTGAAGGTCAGAACCAGCTTGAAGCACAGCGACAGTTTGATCTCGCTCAGCAGGATCAAGGCACGTTCATTGATCCGACAACACAACCTGGATTCGGTGAACCATTCGATCAGAAAACACCTGAGAATATTTCAGGCCAGGTCTGGTTTGAGGTAGCACCTGATCCAAACACACCTGAGTCTGATCAATGGAACAAGCTGACGCCTGAAGAGAGACAGGAGGTCAGCACAAGTATTCTTCGACAGTTCACACCGGCAATCTTGAAAACCATGAAGGTCAACGGTGAGCTGGTAAGTCAGTATGGAGGTTGGGAAGGTCAGCCGAATCCGTCTCACGCAATTGTACTTGAAGAACAGGATCAAACTCAGAAAGTGATGAATGCGTTCGGATATATCTTTGATCAGGAAGGTATGTACGGTGTTGCTTCAGAACCGTTCGCGGGTAGCAAGCCGGCTGAAATGATTGCAATCCGTTACCCGGATTCATTCAATGAACAACAAGTCAACGGGTTGTATGATCTGTTGTGGAAAGGCATTAAAGACGACGAAGGTAACGGACGGGTTCAAGGGTTCTCTGCTCATGATGGGTCATTTATGATCGTTAATGACGAAGAAGATTCAGGCATCAGTACAGACGACCTTCAAGATTTGATTGACGTAACACTTCGTAATACAGAGTATGATGGGCTCATTATGAGCACAGAAGATGTTCATGTGCTGTATAAAGACAAGGAGGACGGCAATTATGGCTTTGAAACGAATAGACAACAGGGGAACGGACAACCCTCTTCCAGACTGGCATCCGCTACGCAAGGGAGCATTGATCGAATTCGGCGGACTGCGCTCGCAAGCCGCAGCACAGAAGTCGAATCTGTCCTTAGAGCAAGACGAACAAAGGGCATTCGAGCAAAGACAGTACGGTCTGAAGCACGGGAAGAAGACGGCTCCCTCAGAGGGCTCCCAAGGTTCAGAGGCGCAAAACACTCCGACCAAGTAGAACAAGTTACTCGTGATTACATGAAGGCGGCAGGGCTCCCATACCTGCCGCCAGTTCAGTTTGTGCCACTTGACGAACAAAGGGCAGCTCGTATCTCTGACGAATACGACACAATGGAGAATAACCCGGAGTCTCCTGAAGTGGTGGCTGCGTATGACGCAATGATCAAGGAAACAGTTGCTCAATACGAAGCGATCATGAAGACCGGTTTGAAAGTCGAATTCGTCCCGAAAGGTGTAGAATACCCTTATGAGCAGAACCCTCGCTTAATGACTGAGGATGTGCTTGATAATAACCACATGTGGGTGTTCAGCACTCGCGAAGGTTTCGGTAGCGATAAAGAATTCAAAAATGACAAAAACCCGTTACTGGCTAAAACCAAGTTCAAGATATCAGGCAAACCTGCATTGGCAAACGATCTGTTTCGAGTTGTGCATGATTACTTCGGCCATGTAAAAGAAGGTGTCGGATTCAGGGCTGACGGAGAAGAAAACTCGTGGCGCGCTCATTCAGCCATGTTTTCACCATTGGCCAGGAGAGCATTGACCAGTGAGACGCGTGGTCAGAACAGCTGGTTGAACTACGGTCCTTACGGTGAAAAGAACAGAACCGCATCGGGATCGGAAACACATTACGCCGATCAAAAGGTCGGACTGTTGCCAGACTGGGTAGTGAACGATGGCGCGTTTGACCAGGTGTCGAACGTAAGCGCGTCGTTTGAGCAGAGGAACTCACTGGGGTTCTATAGTGCTGTGCAGAAAGCAGTATTGACGATGAACATACCCGGATTCAAGGCGAGCAAGAAGAACCCCACCGGTGAAGCGCGCGGTGCCGACATCTGGGCGAAACTGAAAGCGTCAGGGTTGAAGAAAGAAGAGCTGGAGATTATCGGGGTTGAGGAGTTTCTGACAATCAATCCGGAAGTAAAGTTTACCCGCGAAGAAGTCGTTGACTTTGTGAAAGAGAACGGTGTCAACATTGTAGAGATCAATTCTGAAGATCAGTCGAATGAAGAAGACATCACATGGAACGAAGAAGTTGATACTGACTCTGCGAATTGGGAAGGGCGCACTGAAGACTTTTTATATGATTACGATTCGTTTGATTTTCAGGACATCATTGATAACAGTAATTTCAGCATAGATGCCTCGACACTTGAAGGAATAATCGACAACGTTATAGACGGGACTGACGTTGCCGAGTTACCGACTGAAGCACAAGCCGCACTAAAGGAGATTGAGTTTCTCGCCGGCATTAGCCTGAATCAGTTGAATCTGCCTGCAGTCGAACCGTTGGATATTGTCAAACGCGGTGAAGATGCTCACATGGCACTCATGACAGCCATGATGCAGTTCCCTGCAGTCAGAGACGAAGTTGAACAAGAATTTGACAGAATGGCTGAAGAAGAGTATATGCAAGAGCCTTATGTCAACGTTAGCGACAATGACGGCAATGTTCGGATTTTTGGCAACGATGACGTCGGTTACATAGTTCAAGCCGCAAGCGGGGAGCACATCGCTGATAATGTTTACAGCTTGTCGGAAGCTCAGGTGCAGGCGACAAATTACTTACGCGAGCAAGGACTGGTCAGCGACAATGGTGCCCAATGGGGTGGATATGTCACTGACGGTGATCATGATAATTATCGTGAGAAGAAACTGACCTTGCCTGACATTGAGAACGACTTCCTGTACGACGTGCATTTCCCTGAGCGTAATATTTTAGCATTTCTCCGGGTTACAGACCGCGAGTTGATGACGGGGCAGCCTGATGAAGTGACCCCTGATGAAACGGTTACATTCACGGTCAAGGTCATCGATAACCCGGTTAAGAACGCAGTTGTTAAACGAGTCTTGATGATCACCGACAGCAATGGTGACGAGATATTCTCAGGCGGTGTCGACGGTAAAGACGAGCAGAGTTCGATTGAGCATGCGACAAACGTGCTGAATAACAACTCGTCAATGTCGATCAAAGGTTATCAGGTCAATGGCGACGGGACTTTGACAAAGAAGGGTCGTCGCATTTCGGCAAGTGCAAAGAACACATACTTCATTGACGAGTTTCAATCCGATTGGCATCAGCAGGGTCGCAAGCTTGGATATTCTACCGGTGCCAATGTTGAGGCAGCTCAGCGTACTGCTGAAACTGAGCAGCGTTTGGCTCAGGACAGATATGACGAATTAGCTCAAAAGCGGAAAACAGATCAGAAACTGGCAGACACTATGGATGCGCTGGCTTTGCGAGCACCGAGCGGAACAGATGTGTTTACTCTTATAATGAGAGCTGTTGAAGGTCGAGACATCGACGCAACTGAACGAAAAAACGTTTTCCGGAGTGTCGCAGGGGTACCCGCGCTCGAAGAGGTTGCTCAGCACATTGAGAACGCAGTCAATGCTGAGAAGATCGTTAACACTGAACGTGCTGGCATACCCGATGCACCATTCAAAGGTGATGCATGGCTCGCGCTCGGTATGAAGCGCGCCATCATGGATGCGATTGACAATGGGTACGAAGCTGTCGCCTGGCCAAACTCGCAGGTGTTGGTTGACCGTTGGTCAGAGCAGTATCAGGAACTGTATGAAAATCAGTATGATAAAAAGATGACCTCAATCGTGCGCAAGTTAACCGGTGAAACGCCGAAACAGCTTGACCTTGAAGGTCGTGAGTATGAAGAAGGTGATCAAGGGTATCACATCATCCCGATCACCGATAAGCTGAAGAAACGATACAGTGCTGAAGGTTTCGCACTATTCCAGAATATCAACGGGTTTTATGATCCGGCGCAAGTTATGATTCGCCTGACCGAAACAGCAAACCTGTCAACATTCCTGCACGAGTTCGGCCATTTCATGCTTGACATGGAGCAGAAATCAAAGAGCCCGTTGAGCACTGAGATCAATAAATGGTTCGGACGCAATGCGAAATCGCTGGCGAAAGAGTCAGTTGTTCACATGAAAGACTTGCTGAAAAAGCATCAGAAAAACATTGACGCCGGGGAAGGTAATACGAAGTTCCTGGAGTCTCAGATTAGAGCACTCGAAGCTGGTATCAGCCGGGGGGTCACTGAAGCTGACATTAACGATTATATCCGGTTCGGCACCACGGGCAGTAATGGTGTAAACCTGGGCATTCAGCGCGCCACTCATGAACAATTTGCGCGAGGGTGGGAAGCTTACATCATGGAAGGTAAGTCACCGTCTATTGAAATGACCAATGTATTCAGAACTTTCGCCCGCTGGATGGTTGAGGTATATAAAAACATCAGAAACCTGCATGTGAATCTGGATGATGACATACGGAAAGTGTTCGACCGGCTGATTGCGACTGAAGCTCAGATCGACATGGCTGAAGCTCGTGCCAAATTGCAACCATTATTCACTGACGCTGTGTCAGCCGGCATGACTGAAGATCAGTTTAAGAAGTATCAGGAGAAGGCCAAGGCACCTTCTGATAAAGCAGCCGAGACTCTGCGTGACAAATTGATCAGAGAGTATCGTCGAACAACGACAAAGTGGTGGAAGACTGAGCTTGCACTGATCACTGACGATGAACGTGAGAAGTTGAAAGATGAGCCGTTGTATAAATCAATCATCGCAATGAAGACCGGTGATCTAAAGATGGATCATGGTGAGGTGAAGGATAAGTACGGAGTCAGAGATAAACGAGGCCGCTCAATTATCCCGCCGAAACTCAGAGGCATGACTGTAGCCGGTGGCGAAGGTGTGCCGATTGATGATGTTGCTGGTATTTTCGGCTTCGATTCAGGTGACAAGATGGTTAACGATATTCTGACCGCACCGACTCTGACTGAGCAGGCTAAAACAAATGCAGAAGCGTCAATGATCCGTGAGCATGGTGACATCCTGAACGACGGGTCCATTGAACAACTCGCAGATGACGCCCTGGAGAACGAAGAAAAAGGTAAACTTCTCCTGGCTGAGTTGAAGCAGTTGTTGACAGGCACCAATCAGGCTGTGCTTGACCGGCGCATCCTGAAGGCCATGGCTGAAGAGAAGATCGGTGAAATGTCGTTTAGTAAGAACAACCCGACACGTTACCGGGCTGCAGAGATCAGAGCTGCCCAGGATGCCGCTACTGCACTGGCCAACGGTGACAAGCAGGCGGCGGCGGCTGCGAAGACTCAACAAGTTATGAACCACTTCCTTGCTGTCGCGTCGATTGATGCGAAGAACAACACGATAAAGATCGTTGACCGTATCGCAAGGTATCGGAAGAAGAAGGTGAGGGAAGCTATCGTTAAAGCCGGCGGCGGATACATGGATCAGATCGACAAGATTCTGGATCGATTTGAGTTCCGCAAGTCTGCAACATTGAAGGCGGTTGACAGAAAGAATCAAAGCATCGCTGATTTTATCAGAGTGCAGCAAGATGAAGGTGCGAACTTGGTGATCGATCCAGCAGTAATTGATGAAACATTTGTGACTCATTGGAAGAATGTACCTTTCTCAGACCTGCAGGGCATCAGCGATTCACTGAAGAATCTGGAGCATGTCGCCCGGTACTCGAACAAGATGAAGCTGGAGAATGAAGAGCTGGACTTTAAGGAGTTGGTTGCTCGGTTTGTGTCTCACATTGAGAAACAGCCTGCGAAGTACCCGCGTAAAGATACATCCCTGATTTCAGCAGATGTTGAAGACAAGAACCAACCGAAACTGTATCTTCGTTGGGCGATGTCACACATGACAAAGATACCATATCTCACGTCGTGGATGGACAGCGGTGAGCGTGTGGGCATGAGTCACGACTTGATCATGCAGCCTTTCACAGACGCACTGCACAACAAATACGAGCTACATCGCTCAGCAACGCTTCCAGTGATACAGGCGCTTGCCGGTCGCAGTAAAGCTGATATGAAGCGGCACACCGATAAAATATTCATCCCTGAAATAAACCAGCACCTGACTGGTGGTCAAGTGGTGGCTGTTGCATTGAACGTCGGCAACAGTGGTAATCTGAAGAAGATGTTGCTGGGTGAAGGTTGGGCAAAAGACGACAGCGAAGTGAGCATTGATAACCCTAAACTCCAGGCGATTCTGCGCCACCTCACCGAAGACGATGCCAGGCTGGTTCAGTTGACCTGGGATCAGATGGACTCATTGTATCCGAAGCTTGCAGAAGTGCATCAGCGTACGTCAGGTGTTGCGCCTATGAAGGTGGTTGCGGTACCTGTTGAGCTGGCCGGCCTGAAGCTGAAAGGCGGGTATTACCCGGTCGTGTACTCTCGTGCTCGCAGCCATAAAGCTGAAAAGAACGCGGAACGTCGTGAGGCTGAGATTGATTCAATGTTCGATAGGTCGGGTATGGTTCAGCAGTCTGTTACAGCCGGCGCCACCAATGAACGCACCGACTTCAAGGATAAGATTCAGCTCAGTCTTGATGTCATACCGAACCATTTTGAGGAAGTGATCCACTACATCACACATCATGAAGCCGTTGCCAGAGTGAACAGACTGGTATCACACCCGGACGTGGCCAACGCGATTACAGGCGTACTCGGTGAAGATGAATACAAGCAGCTCAAGCCATGGCTCAACGACATAGCGAAAGATGGTCGGGAGTCGGGTGCGAAGAATGCATTTGAGCGGTTATTCCAACACATGCGGCTTGGCACGACACTCGGTATCATGGGCTTCAAAGCGTCCACCGGTATCATGCAGACATTGGGGTTATTCACTACCGCAGCAGAAGTTGGACCCGGTAAAACAATAAAAGCGATATTCAATGTGATAGGTCGGGCAAAGTATCTGAAAGCTGTTCGTCGAATCATGGGCAGCACGAATGACATTGAAAGTGCGTGGGAGTTCGCAGCAGCCCGGTCAAAAGTACTGCAGCACCGGACTCAAACAATGGATCGGGAGATTAACTCAGCTCTGAAGACACTGAAAGGTAAGAAGGGAGTCATCACCGGTAAACTCCCGGCTGTGCAGGAAGCATCCATGAAGCATATCGCACTGATCCAGACATACATTGTCGATCTCCCAACATGGCACGCTGCGTATGATACAGAGTTGGAGCGCAGTGGTGACCCTGAGAAAGCTGCGAGATATGGTGACTGGGCTGTTGAGAACCTGCAAGGATCAGGCGCAGTGAAGGACATGGCATCAGTCATGCGAAATCAGTCAAAAGTGTTCACCACACTCATGATGTTCATGACGTACTTCAGCTCATTGTGGAACCTGGAGCGTGACCTTGGGCGTAGTGTTGGGCGCGCGCCTGTAACAACTATAGCGGCAAAGGCTGTGTTCCTGTTCGTGCTCCCGGTGATAGCTGAAATGCTGTTACGAGGTGAGTTCGGTGATGGTGATGATGAAGATGAACAGCTTCAGGCGATGTTGATGAAAATTGCATTGTATCCAACAACAGCTGTACCGTTCATTCGGGACGTGGCCAGCGCAACAGGTAAGTATAGATACAACTTCAGCCCAGTCACGTCCACGCTCGGTAAGGGTATTGAAGGAACTGTGTCCGTGCTTGAAGCAGCCGTATCAGATGAAGAGGCAACACAGTCTCAAATCAAAAACGCAAGCAAGCTCACAGGCGTTTTACTCAAAGTACCGGGTACAGCACAAGCATGGGCGACAGGTGAACACATTGCAGACGTGGTCATCGATGGTGAAGACCTGACACTACGCGAGCTGGTGTATGGGCCAAAGAAATGATAACGTCTGCGCAGGAGAAGTGTTATGACAGTAAGCACTACTAATACAACATCAGGGCCGTATCTCGGTAACAATGTTACCATATCGTTCTCTTACACGTTCAGGCTTGAATCTGACACACAGGTTCAGGTTTATGAAACCGATATAGCAGGGGTTACCACCCTTCTTACACTCGCTGTTGATTACACTGTTGCAGGGCTCGGTGTTGACGCCGGTGGACTCATAACACGCGTAGCCGGCGCTCTTCCAACAGGGTACACATGGTACATTAAAGCGAATTACGCAGAGACGCAGGACACTGTTTTTGCTTCACAAGGTGGCTTTTTCCCTACGGTGCACGAGTCAGCAATCGATAAATTGACGTTTCTCATTCAGCAGCTTCTTGATAAAGTTTCCAGGGCTGTCCGCATCCCCGACAGTTCAACCGACATCACGGGTAATACCACACCGGAGGTTCGGGCGAACAAAGTTATCGGATTCGACAGTAATAACAACGTAGTGTTGTATGACCCTACTTTGACTTCAGGAATGATACCTATGTCAGAGAAAGCAGCTCTCAGCGGTGTTGCGTCACTTGACTCTAATGGTAAAGTTGTTCAAGAGTCTTCATTTGATGTGGATACTGTGACAGCCATGCGTTTACTTACCCCTGTTAGTAATGGGAATTATTACCTTAAATTCCATACGACAGTAGGGGGCGGAGGGCATTTTCGCGGTGTAACGGGAGCGGCTCCGGGCACATATGTAGATAATAATGGCACGATTATTGTACCCGCTGGAGGCGACGGCTCAGCAGCATGGATACGTGATGTAGGGGATACATTAAATGTAAGCATGTTCGGAGCAGTTAATGATGGTACAGATAAAACAGTAGAGATGCAAGCTGCCTTAAATTACTGGCGCGACCATAATGTTACGATGGTGGTATCTGATACCATCCTTTGTAATGCCGGACTGACGATAAACTTTACAGCCACAGCTACAGGCCACCGCATCCTTAGATTTGAGGGTGGTGGGAAAATTGATGCAACGGCGCAGGTCGCTGGTACGGCTCTGCTAATCAAGACAACAGGTACGCTAATCAAGACAACAGGTACGCTGGTCAGAGATTTCAAGATTGAAAATTTATATATCAAAGGTGGTTATGATGGTCTAACTATAAATGGTGGATTGCCTGCTAATAGCGAATGGATATATGAGTTTACACTGGACAAGCCAACATTATATGGCCAAATGCACGACGGGCTTTCTATTACAGGGAATTGTTTTGAATTCTCCGTAATGAATCCAACGGCAGTAGGTAGTGCAGCATCAAATTATCCAATACATATTTACGATACAGCACCAGCGGTTGTTTCGTCATGGCATCTATACAACGCCACGACGAGAAGCGGTCTTACAGGATGTGTAGTTGCATCAGGAGATGGTGTAATACATGGAGGCACATTTATTTCAGCACAACGCGCTGGACTCAGTATAAATGGCAATAATGTAACTTTGATTAAACCACATGTTGAGAATAATTGGCTTAGTGCGGCAACATTAGCAACTGGCGGCCCCGGATTATACTTCATCGGTGCCGGTGAAATTATAGGATTACGTGCAACGACAAACACTGATGCAGCAGGAGGCAGACAGCAATACGGAATGCAGCTATTTGCTTCGGGTGCAGGGATAAATGTTGTCGGCGGATCTGGCGGTGGCAGTACGGTAAAATTCGTTGATGTGACAGGCACAACCAGTCCCGCATCAGTCACACTGATAGGTAATGACAGTTATCAGGCATTGTTTGGCACACGAGTAGACGTAATCGCCAAGGGCAAACATGCTGCCCTAGCGATTGGTAAGCGGTATGTATTTACTGCGTATGCTGCAACAATAACTCCAAACCTAGACATTGGTTCGTTTTTTAAAGTCCCATTATTAACTGGTAACATCACAGTTAATGCGCCGACTAATTCTTATGGCGTATTTCTAGGGCAAGAGATTGTATTCTATATGAAACAAGATGCTGTTGGCGGGCACACGGTTGCATGGAATTCAGTGTTTAAGGTTTCAACCGCTTTAAATGGCACAATTCTTAAGACAACTGTTTGGGAATTTATCTGGGATGGAACAAATTGGCGGGAGAAAGGTGCTACAACGTGATTTCGGCGAATCATCCCGGATGATTTACTTGAGTAATAATGTTGTTAATGCTTAGTAAGAAAGTTTGCACGCATTGAACGCATACTGGAGTTAAAGTAATGGTACAGTTAATCAAGCTTGGATTTTTAGGCAAGATAGGTGGTGCTGCCGGTGCAGCCTTACAGTATACTCTCCGCGCCCTGTTCAACATCGCTGACACTGGCTTTTTGGCAGATGCTAGTGCTTTCCCTGCTGGTGCAGTTCCTGATGGCGTACTTATAGTCGATGATAAATCCACAGGTACAGTGGAGATATTGAGCAAAGAGATGAAAGTAGTCGGCTCTGGCGCTTGGGATACCACGGGCTTTCATTCAGCCACCCCTGTTCCGCGTGTGATTGGTAATGTGATTGGGATGGATATTCGGACGACAACCAATACTCAGCGCGCCGTATCTATTGTAAACAATCTGGCATCAAATCTATTGGCTGATATGGAGTTCTGGGCTGGCCCTTCTACTGTAACAGCAGGATCATTCGATTTCAAAGCAGCAGGTGGAACTGCAATAAAGATGGCAACATATGCAGCAGCTACTACATATAATCTGCGTTTTGTGCTTGGTGGGTATGACATCAACGGAGTGCCATATAAGTCCGGAGACACGAAGGCCAATTTCACCTATGGCGTTTCTGTCTATATTAAAGGCGGGGCTTTCACGAACTACACCCTACTTTGGAAAACATCAGTTGGCAGTGCAGCTAACTTATATAAGGCATTGAACGTTTTTGATGCTACGGCTCTTTATGCTGACAACGTTCTAGCCCCTATCTCCGACAAATCAGCCATCCTACAGCCTGTCCATCTGGATACATTCACCGACGCAAACGGCACGAACATCACAGCGCATACACCAGATGTCGGCGGTGCGGCTACGGTGCTGAGTGGCGGTGCTGATATTCAGGGGAATCAGCTTAATTGTACGTCTATTACTGGGCCTAATAAATGTCACGTCGTTTGGACTATGGCTGCAAATGGTATGTGGGATATTATAGTCCCGAATACAGTCGATGTTGGATATATTGTTTTCAGGTTATCCGATATTAACAATCTCTGGATTGCCTTTATCTCATCAACTCAACTGCAAATATATGATAATCAGGCAGGAACTTATACGTTACGTGCTGCAATAGCTATTACAAGGGCTGCAAATGACAGACTTCGCGTTATTGCCGATGGGGATGTAATAACAGCATTCAAAAATGATACGCAAACAATCACGTTTACATCTGCATTTAATAATACAGCTACGTTAGCTGGCATCAGGGCAAATGTGATAGGTGTAAGAGCAGATAATCTTTCATTTTACAACCGCACCGACCCAGCCTATGACGCACTCTTGGGAGGCTTCTAATGATTGTCGCAGAGATATTAACAAAGTGGAAGTTCAACGGCTTCGGTAACGTGCCTGACTTACCACCACACATAACCACATTCGGTGACGCTACGCGGACGCCACAGCCTACAAATGGGCAACAGGTAGTAGTCGAAGTAAAGGTGGCGAAACAAGCAGACCTTTCAGGGCTCATTGTACTCTGGAGTAAAAAGGAGCCAGTAGATGCCACTATATAATCCCGATACCAAGCCGGACGCGCTGGAGATAAATTCAGTTGGGGCGAAGATTGAAGCGCTCACAGGTATGCCAATCACGATGGCTCAGAAATCAGCCGTTGCGAACATGACGAGAAAGGAAATTGCAGACTACATCAAGGATATAATCCGATGAGGCCCGGTATAAACTTCATGTTGGGTGTGATTCTCGGCTTCCTCATAGCAGCTGGCCTGTCCGGCGCATTGTCAAAAGAATGGAAAACAACGGACACGGTCATGCTCATGGCAGCAGAATCAATGTTGCTCGCTGACTATAATCAGACGCTACAAATCTCACAGCACCCCGAATTATACTATGAGCGCAACCGAATCATGGGCAGGCATCCGGGGCGCGGTACTGTGAACACATATTTCATCGCAGCGGCGCTGATAACCGCCGGTATTGCCAAAGCCTTGCCTGTCAAATACAGGCGCATATTTCTCGGAGGCGTGATCGGTGTTGAGGCAATAACAGTAGCAGGAAATAAATCAATCGGACTGAGGGTGGCGTTTTAATGATCGAGCACATTGCCCAAATCAAATCGCAGTTATCGGGATATGTTCCACATTTATGCATGGGGAGGATGAAAACATGACGGACTGGCACCCTGGCGACGACGAACGCCGTACAACTGAGGTGGTAAAAACATGGGAGCGGCATATTTCAACAATCGCAAGTGCAATCGTGATCGCGCTACTGGCGTGGATGGGATCAAGCACGATCGAAATGGGCAAGGATATCGCCACGATCAAATCAAAAATGGAAGCAGCCTTGCCTATGCAGGCTGTCATATCTGCACTACAGCGAGGGTTAATAGAGACGCAATCAAATTATCAATCGATATCAATGCGGGTAGAAAAAATGGAACACAGACAAGATGAGGAAGATGCCAGGGAACG